CATCACACGGCTTGTACTTGACACGTGTTTTCTGTATTAGTATATTTGTGTCATCGCCGTTGGGGGATGGTCCCTCAGGGTGGGAGGAGGAATGATGGATATTCAGTCGGTCGCTAATGAGGCGATGATGAACACGTTCAGTAACCTTGTGGATGAGGATTATTGTCCTACGCTTGAGTGTGAGAACGGTTCTTTTGTTCTGTGGACGGAAGATGCTTCGTGTGAGATTGTTCTTTTTATGAATAGGAAGCGGACGGGTTTCGGTGAGCACGTGTTTTCGGTTGAGGTGATTCAGGGCGAGGGTGAGAGTTACCTGGCTGAGATGGTGGCTGATGAGATGGTTGAGGTTGTTAAGAGGAACGTGAAACGATGAGTAAACGCTATAAACTCTTATTGATCCTTATCGGAACCTTAAAGGGGATACATGCTAATTACAGGATTGTAGGGAGCAACGAACCTCAAGACAGAGATAGTGTAGTCGTCTTAAATGAGCATCCTAGGAGTGTTTTCTTTAAGGTCACTAATGAGGGTATTGAGGTTCATCCTTCATTTCTCTCACTGTATGAAGAGGAATTGCAAGCGGACATAATAGTTTCTGCGGTTATGGCGGCGACAAATGTTCAGATCACGGAATGAGGAGTTCATCGTCCTTGATGATGGGGAGGAGTTGTTTAGGTCATGGTCGTTCGTTGCGACGGCGCGGTTCCTGGAATTGGTGAATTGCGATCACAGGTTGGAGAGGTTGGGGACGGCGATAGATCGGGTGTACAGTCAATTCCGGTCACCGTTGGAAAAATTGGAGGTGATTATAGATATCCGGGAACTGTGATTACCGTATACATTGGAAACAAAATGATGTATGCCGGCGATTCCGTCGACAACGCTGTAGATAGAATCTGTTCACCAGGAGGGATTGATTATGAACTGTGGTATGTCTGAGAAGGACATTAGGGAGCATGAGGGACCGCTCTGGTCAGGTAACCTTGTGATCGAGAAGGTTGAGGGGCGCTGGGTGCCTGGAGGGTGTCCTGCTAGGTTGTCTGACAGGCAGGTGTTTGCGTCGCAGTATGGGATGTCTGCTAGAAAGTTGGTTGAGAAGTTCGGCCACATTGAGGACCATCCGAGGAAGCTAACATGGCTCAACAGTTGAATGAGAGTCTAGTCCCAAACATTTCTTACTGGTTGGCGATTGATGAGCAACTGGACCCACATAAGTTCAGGGTTATCAGATACTCAACCGTATCGGAAACGTTCTATACATGCGAATACGGGACCGTCTCATATAGGGTTGACATTAACGCTACGGTAGTTAGTTTCAAGCCTAAGGGACGTCAACCTGCCACCGTAATCTATGGCTACGATGAGAAACCCACCGAGCAGGAGATGCTTTCTCTGCTAGTTTTCTGGACCGCGAAACCCCTGTTCCTAGCGGTACCAGCACCAACAGAAACTGAGGAACAGGACAATCAAGAAACACTCTTCTAGGAGGAAGACCAAATGAGCATCGAGATTACCACCAGCACCGCCGCTAACCCGCTTGCCGGAATGGCTGCTACTAACGGTATTTTCACTACCGTTAAGGGTGACGACTTTGAGACTAAGGCGAAGATTTTCAACGCCGTCAACGACGCTAAGTCGGTTTCCGACCTTTCCGGTAAGCCGTTCGAGATCGCCGACCTGGTGATCGAGTCCACAGAGTTCGTCAACGAGAAGACCGGTGAGATCGAGCCCGCCGTGCGGACCATCTTCATCACCCCCTCCGGTGACGCCTACCAGGCGTTCTCTGGGCCGATCTTCAACGCTGCCAAGCGCATCCTGACCCTGCTGGGAGAGCCCTCTCAGTGGCCCGCTCCGCTCAAGGTGCGGGTGACTGAGGAGGGGTCGGGCAAGAACCGGTTCTACAAGTTGACGCTGGTCTGACGTCGTCTAGTCGCTGGCTGCTAGAGTCCTCCCCGTCCTCCATAGGGAGGGCGGGGAGGATTTATTATGAGGTATAGCAAGGACGAACTTATCGCGTTGCGCAAGGCTGCGATGAAGTCTGAGTCACTGGTGACTCGTAAGATTAAGCGTATGGCTAAAGGGGACTACGGTATCGACATTTCAGGAATGGAATACGATCCCCGCGTAGGTAAGGACGCCATTTCTAGGATGTCAGGTGACCGGCTTAAGAAACTCCTAGAGAAGCAAGCCTATTTCCGCAAGGCGAGTGTTGGTTACTATAAAGGTGCCCGTGGAACCATTGTTACCCGTCAGTCATACCGCAACTACGTGAATTCCGTGAGGAAGATCAATAACAGCGTTGACGCCGAACAGGCCAAGTACCAGGACGTGTTTATCAAGCCGTTGGGAATGACGGTCAAGGAACGGCGCGCGATGATGACGCCAACTCACCCGGTACACGGTACCGAAGCATATGATGGTATGAAGAAACTCAAGATCTACTCCCCTACCCAACTCATGGGCACCGAGGGTGCGAAGATGATCGCCCTGCGCAATGACGACATTCGCCGCCAGTACACGAGTAGGGAACTTGTGTCTAAGGCCCGGGGATATATGAATGACATGATGGATGTCATCGGAGATGAGGAGTTGCGCTTCAAGTTCAACTCTCTGTCCGATGAACAGTTCTGGTTTATCTGGGCATACACAGATTTCCCGAACGAGTTGGCGCTCAAGTATGACGCCATGATGATGCAAATGAGAGTTCTTGACGGGTCTAACCAACTCTCAGACGGGATGATTGATTCTGCGATGGAGCGCGGCGAGCAGTCCATCGGTAGGGCAATGGAGTATTACAAGTATGCCAAGACACTCGATATCTAACGCCAGGTGCGCAGATTTCGAGACAACGACTAACCCTCTTGACTGCCGTGTGTGGTCATGGGGAAGCATGGCGGTCAACGACTATGAGGACTATGAGGTCGGGTTAGGAGTTGGCGCCTATGTCGCACACCTTCTTTCTGCCCCCAATGTGACGTTCTTCCACAATCTCGCGTTCGACGGACTATTTATTATTGACCACATCCTCAAGAATGGATATAAATGGGTAGCCGACAAGCCGGAAAAAGGGGAATTTTCCACGGTCATTAGTAATATGAACAAGTTCTACTCCATCACCATCATCTCAAAGGATGGAGTTAAGGCGGAACTGAGAGATTCACTCAAGAAAATTCCCCTACCAGTTAGGGACGTTCCTAAGGCGTTCAACCTTGAGTCTGTTAAGGGAGAGATCGACTATGAGGCGGAACGACCTATCGGCTACCTGCCCACGGAAGACGAATGGAAATACCTGTACAACGATATCTACATCATGGCTCAAGCCATGCGCGTAGTTCTCGCAAGCGGAATGACCAAACTGACCGTTGGAGCCGATTCACTTGCTGAGTTCAAGTCTCTACACGGGAAAGGATTCAGCAGAACGTTTCCAACTCTGTCGAAGACAGTAGATGACGATATAAGAGCGGCATACAGGGGAGGCATTGCGATGCCGTCGAAGAAATGGGCAAGAAAGCGGACGGGGCCAGGGATCGTTATTGACAAGAATTCGATGTATCCGTGGGTAATGAGGACTAAACCACTCCCCTACGGGAGACCTTGGTGGTCTGAGAGCGAGGACCCCGATGCCGACCTGTACACAATCTCGATCACGTTCACTGCAAAACTCAAGCCGGGACACTTGCCCTGCATTCAACTCAAGCGGTCGTTACAGTTCAACGCTAACGAGTTCCTTGAGTCGGTGCCTGAACCCACAACGGTCACTATTACGTCTATTGACCTTGAGTTGTGGATGCAGCAGTACGACATAACGATTTACTCGATTAGCGGTTGCTGGAATTTCAAAGCGACAGAGGGGCTGTTTAACGATTACATTGATAAGTGGATGGCCGTGAAAGCAAATAGCACCGGAGGAGCAAGGACCATTGCTAAACTACACCTTAACTCGTTGTACGGAAAGTTTGCCAAGAATACCGACGTTACTGGTAAGCGCCCATACCTTGATGAGAACGGGACCGTTCAACTCACAATGTGCGACCACGAGGAGAGCAACCCTGTATACACGGCCATGGGCGCCTTCATCACGGCCTACGCTCGCCAGGACCTCATTAACAGTGCTCAAGCGAACTATGACCGGTTCCTGTACTGCGACACGGACTCCCTACACCTCCTAGGTCCAGAGGAGCCCGATCTGTACCTACATCCGACGGAACTGGGGGCCTGGAAAGTAGAGCACGACGGTCAGCCGTTCGATGACGCCGTGTTCCTGCGAGCGAAGCAATACTGCGAGCGGTTCGGGGACCATGACGACGTTCATATTGCAGGACTACCTGCCGAGATTGCCGCTCAAGTCAGATTGGAGGACATGTTGACACCTCGAACCTGGAACGGTAAACTCGTTCCCAAGCGGGTACCCGGTGGAGTGGTACTTGCGAGCACATCATTCACACTCAAGTAGAGGAGAAACTGAAATGGCACGCGTCAAGGCTGGACACAAGAACCTGACTGTTACCGTCACCGAGGAGGTTGCCGCCGCTCTCGATGAGGCTCACTGGACCCTGCGTCGTGAGGTTCCCGAGATTCTGACGGAGATTGTCACTAAGGGCGTGGAGGAGATTAAGGCGAGCACTGGCAAGTGACCGGGATGTCACCGGCTGAAACCGCTCGGTACTTGATGGGCTGACACCTCCTGGGGCTGTCTGGTCTCTCTCCGCAGTGATATGGTGGGTACGTAAGTACCCACCATATCTTTTTGTGCACGGAAAGGAAGATCAATGGGGTTTCTTGATGATATTGGGGGCAAGTTCGGTGCTGCCCTTAGTGGTTTGGGGGAGATTCTAGGGGCGGACCATTCCGATACGCTCGATAATCTCTCGAACATCTGGAACGAGATGACCGATTTTGCAGGCGGTTTTGATTCCAAGATGACCGATCTTAATTCGATGCTTGAGGAGAAGGAGAAGATGATCTCTGACCTCAAGGGCAAGAACTATGACCTGCTCATGGCACAGCCCGGTAGTGACCCTAGCGATGCTGAGAGTAAGATGCCGGGCGAGGACGGTGCCGCCGATTATGATGGCGTCACGTTTGATGACCTCATTTCCACTAGCGACTCTGACGATGAGGAGAAGAAGTAATGGCGCGACGGTATTACGGTAAGGTTCGTAACGCGGATAACGTCAATATTCTTAACGCTATTCGCAATGACGCTTCGCTTGATTACCACAAGCGAATTCCTGCTGCGACTAAGGGTAATGTGGCTGACGTTGCTGATGCGATTTTCAGTTTCCGTCCCCACAAGAACGAGTTCATCGAGTCTCTCATTAACCGTATTGGGCTCGTGTACGCTCGTAACTCGATCTGGTATAACCCCCTGAGTGAACTCAAGCGCGGTGCCCTTGAGTTCGGCGACACCATCGAGGAGATTCAGGTCGGTATCGTCAAGGCTAATCACTACAGCCATGACCGCGACTACCTTGAGCGTGACATTTTTGCTCGCGCTGACCTTGATATCGCTACCGCTTTCCACACTGTAGACCGTGAGGACTTTTACAAGATCACGATTGACGATAACACGCTCAAGCGCGCCTTTCTCGATCCGTCCGGACTTGACCAGTTGACTCAGCAGATCATGTCCTCCCCTACCACTGCGGATAACTGGGATGAGTACCTCATGATGAGTGCCCTTTTCCGGGTTATGGACAACAAGTATCCGATGTTCAACGTCAATGTTCCTGACGTTGCCAAGATGGATTCCACGGAACCTCAAGCGCGCTCTCTGCTGCGCAAGATTCGGGCTACGGCGGGTAACATGCAGTTCCTTAGCACGCGCTTCAACGGCGCTAAGATGCCGATTGCGGCTAAGCCTGAGGACCTCATCCTGTTTGCTACACCCGAGGTCAAGTCGGGCCTTGATGTTAACGCGCTGGCTGTCCTGTTCAACGTTTCTTACGCTGACGTTCCGTCTCGTATTATCGAGATTCGTCAGGAGGATATTGCGATGAATGGTGTTCAGGCTTTCCTGACCACCAAGGACTTCTTCGTCATCGCGGATACGTCCCTTGAGACCACCTCCGAGTTTAACCCGATTTCTCGGCAGACTAACTTCTTCCTGCACCATTGGGAGATTATCTCCGCTTCCCCGTTTGCACCTATTGTCAAGTTCTCTACCGCCCCCGATACTGCTCGGGACTCGATTGAGATTGCGTCCACGGTCGCTATTGACCGGCTCCAGTTCGTGATTGACTCTAGCGAGCAGGACGTGCGTAACGTGGATAAGAACAGTGCCCGCATGGTCAAGGGCGGTACAGCCCAGTTGGAAGCCGTTCTGACGGGGCTCAAGGCCGGCCAGGAGGATATTGAGTTCACCGAGCAGTGGTCTATCGAGGGTAACAAGGATACCGGTACTCGTATCGACAATGACGGACTTATCTACATGAGTCCGAGCGAGACCAGTCAGTTGGTCATTGCGCGTGTCAAGGTGTCTTGGATTGACCCGTCTACCGGGAAGTACGTCACTAAGACTCAGCAGTTGAGCATTGCCCCTAAGGACAATGTGGCTGGCCTTAACGGCTGACACCCTCCTATACTGATGGGCACCGTCCTCCTGGGCGGTGCCCATTTCAGTTTGGAGGAGTTATGCCTACCGTTAATTCACTGCCCAACGGTGCCTCATTCGGTACTCAGTTTGATTATTCAGTGTGGGGTCCGGGCACTGAGGTTACTTTGTGTAACGTGCCGTGGGACTCGATGTACAGGGATGTATATTGGTTTGACGGTCCAGAGAAAGCCGTCGAGTACATTAATGCTTACAACAAGAACCGCTATATTCCTACGGTAAACATTAAGAATCTCACGTACTGCCCTCAGAATGCTCCGGTAAGGATTAACATTCCTTTTAGTGAGGCTAACACGTTCAACTACCTTATTGTTAGGAATTCTTCTTTCCCTATTTCTAAGAAAAACCGGGCCACTACGTTCTTCTACTTCATTCAGTCCGTGGAGTACGTCGCCCCTGAGACTACTCAACTTGCCGTCTCCCTTGACGTATGGCAGACGTACCACAATCTTGTAAGGTTCAGGTCCGCTTACATTGAGCGCTCACACTGTCTTGAGCAGACTCAGAAGGTGATAGCGAGAAACTGGAGTGGAGAGCAGTTTGTCAGGTTTTGCCGTAGATGGCTTAAGCAACCAGAGAGTTTCTCTCTTGGTGAGCGTCACACGATTTATCGGAGTTGGTTCGGCAACATTATTACGGGCAACTTGAACGACTTTAAACGTCAATTTGATTACGTTGCGATCATCGTCTCTACCGCTAATCTTAACGTCGATTTTGGTACTACGGGTAATCCGACGCTAAATACAGCGCTAGGGTCTAATGTTGAAAGCATTGTTCCCCACCTTAAGACTACCGATCAAAAATCGTCTATTCACTTGATTTCCGGTGCCACATACTATATGTGCAATCTGGACAAACTTCCCGGAATTATGGAAGAACTCAGTAAGGCGCCGTGGGTGTCTCAGGGCATTCTCGATATTTACTATGTTCCCGCAAACACTGTTCAGGGTGAGGATATTTCGGGAAAACTGTCTTCGTTCGGCCTTAAGAAAGTAGTTAGAACTAACAACTACCAGATTGTTAGGGTGGCAGAGAATTTCGCCCCTAATAAGTTGGTTGAGTTCCTCAAGGTGAATAACAATGATATTAAGGGTAATAATCTTAAAAGGCTTAAAAGGTTCTTTAAGTTTTACACGTCACCTTACATGTTCATCGAACTGTCATTTAATAACGGTCAGGTAATGCAGGTCTGTCCTGAATACCTTAATTCGACGGACTTAATTGACGTTTCCGTGGAGTCTCACCTACTTCCCCCATCTCCTCGAATTGTTGCCTATATTACGGGCTATAATACAGACAAGGACCATACTGTATGGAAAACCGATACCGAGTACGTTAACGAGGCAATGGTTATCGACAATTTTCCGCACGTTCCGGTAGTGAATGACCAGAGCATGATCTGGTACGCATCTCACGCTCACAGCATCGCTCAGAACCGTAATGCTGCTAGTTGGGGACTAGACAAGTCAACGCGCGCGGCCGATACGTCATTCGATGCGACCATGCGTGGCATTCGCACCGGTAACGCGATCATGCAGAACAACCTAGGCGCTCAGAACCTCAATACAGCGCTGGCTAACACCGCTCAGATGGCTCACCAGCAGGTGAATAGTGCCAATCGCGCGATCTCCGGTATCGGAGGGGCTGCTAGTACGGCGCTCAGCAATCCGTTGAGTGCTATCGGTCAGTTGGGTGGATACGTTCAGGGGCAGGTTACGTCTGATATCAGCACTGGTATTGACATTAATGCTCGCAACCTAAGCAACGTCATTTCTCAGAACCTTACGCGCGCTAACCAGAGTGAGCAGAACGCTCTCACCGGGACCAATGCGGCCGCTAACCGTGATCTTGCTAAATGGGCGTCACAGGGGGATTATCAGCAGCAGATTGCCGCCATTAACGCTTCGGTTAAGGACGCTCAGATCACCCCACCGTCAGTGTCTGGTGCTACAGGCGGAGACGCTTTCAATTGGATTATGAACGGAGCATTAATTTTTGCAAAACTTAAAATGGTGGGTCAGGACGTCATCCGTCGACAAGGCCAGTTCTGGGAACGGTACGGGTATGCGTGCGATTTCTTCCTATCGCAACTGCCGGATAGGCTACAAGTGATGACACGCTTTTCTTACTGGAAGTGTCAGGACGTTAGGATCGTTTCATCCGCCTGCCCTCAGACATATATCGACACACTTCGCGGTATGCTTGAAAAGGGCGTCACTGTCTGGCACTCGCCTATGAGTGACAGTGAGTTCTACGGAGACGTTTCAATCGACAACGAGGCCATTATCTGGGACAAGAATGGAACTTTGGCATGAGTAGAACAGATTTTGTTGGAGAAGCAATCTACGCACCATTCCTAAGGGAAATGACGGTAGACCCCGGGAAGATGCGTAAGGAAACGCTTACGCGAATGTACGCACGCGTACTCTCCGAAATGTGTATGAACCGGTACCACTGGACTGGTCTTCCCGAGGAGATTGACCCTCGATTTCTTGAGATGACTTTGTTCTCTCAGGGCTTGTCAGTGTTTTTCTGGGATGAGGAGTTCAGTCGGTATTTTGCGCTGCGCGGCGCCGGTTTCGGTACCCCGAACATGTACAATAACCCGACTGAGTTCATCGTCTATGGGAACACAATGGTCAACAAGACAATGAAGGCCGATCTCTGTGTTCCTATCTGGAACAACTATCTGCGTACCGGAGATACTGACATTATCGGCGTGTACGCGCGTCGTCTGTCAGAGATTGACACCACCACTGAGATTGACCTCATTCACATGAGGGTGCCGATCCTCCTGACGGCTGACACGAACGAACGTAAGTCGGTTATGGATGCGTATAAGCAATTGGCTGAGGGTAGCCCTATGATTGCCGAGGTGTCCTCCGCTACCGGAATAGGTACTTTGCAGGACAAGATTAGTTCCATCTCCACGGGGATCAACAAGGACTATCTGCCTAACGTGATGGAAGCGAAGGTTAAGACCTGGAATGAGGCGCTCACCCTCCTGGGGATTATGAACGTCAACAGTTCCAAGAAGGAACGAATGGTCGTTGAGGAAGCAAGCGGGTCCTCCGGTCAGGTGCTTGCCATGCGCGCCGTGAACCTGCAAGCACGTAAGTACGCGTGCGAGTGGATTAACGCCAAGTACGGGCTGAATGTTGACGTCACGTGGAACCTCGATGACTCAGCCGGTACTACGGACATGCAGGAACTGAACCCGATGACTGAGATGAACCCGTTTGCTGACCAGGAATCTGTGAACAGCACCGATCTGGGAGGGCCTAATGAGTAACTACACGACAGAACTAAGGAAGATCGACGAACGTCTGATAGATGACAGTCTGTCCCATTACCCTATTTTCTCGGAGGATTATCGTTCGACTCTAAACTCTAAGATCAAAACGCATTTCTGGTTTAATGAGATCGGGCACGAGACAATTGATATCTTCCTTTTTCAGTTAAAGGTTAAGATGAATGAGATCATGCCCTACTACAACCAGATGTACGAGTCCGAACTGACCAAGCGAGACCCGTTCCTGACCGTCCGCATGACGTCCAAGAACACTTCCACCGGCTCAACTCGTACCACTGGCGAGAGCAGCGAGCAGGGCAGTTCCACGTCATCCACCGACGCTAAGTCCCGGGCAGTCCAGTCTGAGACGCCTCAGGTCATGCTCTCCGGTAACGGGGACTATGCGACTGGCGCGGCCGACTCCACGTCTCTGACGGGCGTCAAGTCGTCTAGCACTGGCAGCGGGTCTCAGTCCAGCACGTCATCTAGCGACGGTAGTGGTAGTGCTAGTCAGGAGGGGTTTTCGGGGTCTATGGCGTCGCTTATTCAGGCGCACCGCGACGCTATTGTTAATGTTGATATGATGGTGATTGCTCAACTTGAGCCGCTGTTTATGCTTGTTTGGACGCCGCCTACTGACATGATTGGAGCAGATTGGTATGGATACTAACGACCCTCGGGTGAGCGCTATTGACGCCGCTCTATACCGCTTGAACCCGCCTACTACGCCGTATTCCACGCCGTTCACCTACAATAACGGTCTAACCGTTCTCGAAATTCTTGAGCGTATTCGTAAGGCCGTGATTGACACCATCACCTATGCCGAGGGTTTCGGCAAGGAGGTTGAGGGTATGGTCAAGCGGATCAACGAGACTGCCGAGCAGTGGTCTAAGGACTCAAAGAAGAAGTTAGACGACTTTGAGTCGTTCCTCAACGACTCACGCAAGAGCACCGATGAGAAGATCAAGGCGATGAACGAACTCATCGAGTCGTTCAAGGCGCGCCTTGTGGATGCCCGGTTCGATCGTATCGAGAACGGCGACTTCGTCGACGCCCCGATGAAGGACTCCTCCCGAATTCAGGTTGCCACCAAACAGCGAATCGAGAAGATTGACGCTGCTATCGAGAAGGTTAAGTCTGACATCCAGAATATCCTTAACAACTACTACACCAAAGCGCAAGCAAACGATCTGTTTCTTGAGGACCCTAAACTCACTGAGGGTGTCGTCTTTGGTTCGTCCAACGCGACGATTGAAGCGTTTCGTTGGACTGAGGAACTGTGTAGGGATATGGGTGTCACCCCCAATGTGTACGCCATTGGAGGTGGTGGTTTCACAAGCACGCCTGATAACAACTTCATTACTCAGGTGAATAACGCTCGCTCTCGAATGACGGAGGAGAAAAGGCGTGCCACCAAGTATGTCTTCCTCATTGACATGCTGAACGATATTCGGGCGCAGAACTCCGTCACCAACCAGGCGAGCACGTTCTTCTCGTTGGTTCGTCAGCACTTCCCCAATGCGACCATCTACGTTCTGCCCGTCACATATAACGAGGCGTCTCTGAATGAGTATGTTCAGATGGCCCGCAGTTGCGTGTCTCGCACCTATGAGGTTATTGCAGCGGGCAAGCCGTTCGGAGCCATTGTGTGCGAGGGCTCTAGGTCTTGGCTGCATTTCGGTAAGGAACAGGCTAAGTCATGGGATCAAGGCGTGGATAACGTTCACATGACGGATGCGGGCTACAGGCACGTCAAACAGTTGTTTATCAATTGGATCAACGGTGGCCCGTCGTTCCTTAATCCTCCGTCGTTTGACCTGCATACGCTTTCGGCCAGCGCGATTCAGCGTGACTACAACTACCTGAACTGTGAGCGTCATGATGATTTCGTGAACATTACCGGCACGTTCAAGATTGGTTCATCTAACGCGGGATATGACGTTAAGTTAATGGATCTTCCAGGTTGGGCGCGCCCGTATGACGGTGTTATGTCTCCGATTATTGGCAATGACCGTACTTACAAGTACGTCTATGTTGCTAAGACCGGTGGAATGCACGCGGGTGATATCCTGTCTGCTAACCAGACTTATCAGGTGAACATGACCTACCGTATTTTCTAGGAGATTCAAGTGGCTTGGGATGAGACTGCAAAGAAGGTAGCCATTAAGGCTATCGGCACGGTTGAGTCGTCAATGAAATACGACTCAATCAACTACAACGACCCTATTACTGTGGGAATTGCGCAGTGGTACGGTCCGCGAGCAGCAGACATCATTAAGAAAATGGGCGCTGCTCACGGAGCGGAGTTCGGCGGTGTAGCCTCATCCCTTAAAGCCGACCTGTCCTCCCACGGCAACGACTCGTGGTGGACAAACAGGTGGCTGTCCCGGGTAGAGGGAGATTCGCTTCTCCCCCTGCTCAGGGCAGGCGCCAAAGAACAGGATGCTCAGTTGGTGGCTGACCTTGAGGGGTATTTCACGGCGGCCAAGAATCTGGGTATTGACCCGAACACGAATACCGATTCGTTCATTTACTGGTGCGTTGCCTACCACCAAGGACCGCGGTATGCAATCCGTGTCGCTAACAACGTAGGCGGTAACGCCTCATTGGACGCGTTTCACCATGCCACGCTCAATGACGGCGTATTGGGAAAGTACCCAAACAGGTACAACCAGGCGTACCAGATCATTAAGAACCACGACACCTCAGGTGTATCCACTCCCGGCGCTCCATCCCCATCCCGTCCCGGAAACGGTGGCAGCGGAGGGGCGACCAGCGGTGGCTCCAACGCCGGCTCGCTCACTCGCGCTTGGACAGACGGAAGCGGGCTGCTGCACCTGACCACCACCTCAGGCGTGGTCACCGGCTACCCGACGGGGAACAGCCGTCAGTGGCTGACCGGCTCGAACACCGTGAGCAACGGGGGCAGTCCGGCAACTCCGGGCAATGCTGGGGGAGGGGTGGCCGCCCCTCCTCCAGGTGGTGGAGGTGGTGATGCTGCGTCGAAGCGCTGGGCTGTTTATAAATGGATGTATGACCGGCAGATGAAGTTTGCCTATAGGCAGGCGCCTGGCCGTCTTAACCCCGACCAGTCCGGTTTCGGTGACTGTTCCAGCACTATCTACCGGGCCTATATGGATACGGTGGGGATCAACGTTGGTACTTGGACGGGTGACCAGTACAACCGTGGCACGGAGGTTGTCAGGGGCTATGGTCACCCTACCCCTGCGCAGATTGCGCAGATGACTACAGCGGATATGATTGTCATGAGTTGGGGCGGTGGATATCCGCACACGGACCACGTGGAGATGTATACCGGGGACGGCTCTCACACTATTGGTCACGGTGGGCCTAGGCCCGGTCCGCACATTAATTCAATCTTTATGCTTGACGACGCCAGTTGGTGGACGGTTAGGCGTCATATCCTGTAGGGGGAGGAATGAACGGGAAGATTACACACTATTACGATTTCAGTCGTATTCGTTCATACGGTGCGCGTTATCTCATGATCGTAGGCAGTCGTGGTACCGGTAAGACCTACGGCGCTAAGAAGATCGCTATCAGCAACGCGATCAAGAAAGGTGAGCAGTTCATCTACCTACGCCGTCACCGCGTGGAACAGAAAGGACGGTTCACGTTCTTCGACGACATTGCGCACGAGTTCCCGGGGTATGAGTTCGCCGTTCACGGGAACGATGCTGTCATGCGAATGGAGGGTGATAAGAAATGGGACACCATCGGTTATTTCTCCGTGCTCAGCACGTCTCAGGCCCAGAAATCGACGGCTTACCCGCTGGTCACTACCGTCATTTTTGATGAGTTCATCATCGAGAACCCGCAGATTAGGTACCTAGATGATGAGGTGCGCGTCTTCAATAACTTCTACCTGACTGTTGACCGATACAAGGACAAGACAACGGTTTTTATGCTCTCAAACTCTGCGAGCATTATGAACCCGTACATGCTCAAATGGGACCTGAGACCAAACTCTGAGTTCGTCAAGGCCGGGGACGGTTTTATCGTCTGCCATTTCGCGGATGACACTCAGTTCAAGAATGACGTTGCTAACACTCGCTTCGGTAAGTTCGTGATGAGTACCGATGAGTCTTATGCCGAGTATGCTATCAGTAATAAGTTCAAGGACAACACTGACGACTTCATCGGTAAGAAAAGCGGTAAGGCTGAATATTATTGCACCATACGCACGCGCAATGGTTGCTTCTCTGTCTGGACCGACCTGCCTATGTTTACTATTCAGGAGTACAGGCCCAAGAATGAGGTCATGTACTGCATTGACCACAAGGCGATGAAAGAGGGTGACATCTATGTGAAAAGCAATGATCGAATTCTCCAAATGTTAAGGAACAGGTGGAGAAGAGGGCTTATCCTGTTTGACTCCCCAAAGTCCCGAAATACATTCACGGAAGTATTCAAATGACGTCCCATATCGATGTCGGAATAATTGTTGGTCTCATCACCATAGCGGCAACCATTATCGCCGTGGGTAGGTGGACCTACCGACAGTTCAAGTCGCTAGAGTGTCTGCTAGAGGATTGGCATGGTGAGCCTGCCCGTCCCGGTGTCCCCGGAAGATTGGGGGTAATGGAAAGGTTAGACAGTATTGAGAAGAAGGTTAATTCTGCTGCTTTTAATTCTCAGCCTAATCACGGCACAAGTGCTTTTGATGAGCACACCCGCCTACTGAACCAAATTCTGGAAAGGATCAACAATGAATAAGATCATCGAGACCGTCACGTCCCCCACCACCCGTATGTGGTGCTACAACCTCATGATCGCCGTCATGGCCTACCTCACCGTCAAGGGATACCTCAAAGGTGATGAGACCGCCGCGCTCACCGCGATCGGCGCCGCGTTCTTCGCCGTCGCATCCGTCAACACTGACCGCACCCCCGGAAAGCACGAGGCACTCTAATGGCTACCGCACAGCAGTTCATTGACGCATGCGCAGAGGAGATCGGGTACAGCCGGTGGAACGATAAGGCAGAGGGCACCAAGTACGGGCGCGACTACGCAACCCGCCACGGCGCCGTATTCGGACAGAGCGGTGTCCCGTTCTGCGACATGGGGATGACCTACTGCCTACGCAAGGTCGGTGTCACCGACTTTGACTCCGCCTACGTCCCGGCACGCGTGAACACGGCACGAGCTCGTGGCTGGCTCGTGGAGCCCGGCGCCGCGCGCCCCGGTGACATGGTCACCTTTGACTGGCACGACGACGGCGAGGATGACCATATCGGCGTCGTGGAGACCATCGGCACCGACGGTGTGGACACCATCGAGTTCAACACGTCTGAGTACTCCTGGGACGACGGGGGACTGGTCATGCGTCAGCACCGCCCATGGGCCCATATCAGCCACGCAATCCGCTACCCGTGGTCTGACACGGGCGTGGGGTCCGTTCACCCGCCCACGAGGCGTCTGGAGGACCTACAGCGTGCCGTAGGCGCCTACCCCGACGGTGTGATCGGACCTGATACCCGTCAGCGCATCCTGGCCGTCGTGAGCGCGTCCTCGTGGGGAGGACAGTCCTTCCCGTTCGGCGTGGCATACACTCAGGGGGTCGTAGGAACCGCTCAGGACGGTGTTTGGGGTGAGGCCAGCATGGCGGCCCACGACAGGACCGTGGAAGCCATGCAGCGCGCCCTAGGCGTCGAGTGCGACGGTGTATGGGGGCCGACCACGCAAGCCGCGTGGCAGGCCCTAGCCGACGTCTCAGAGCAGGTCTGAGCACGCACCGAAAGGCCCCGGTCACCGTCATGGTGGCCGGGGCCTTGCCGTAGGAGAGGAGGACCTACCCGCTCAGTATTGCACCGGAATGTAGGTGGTGGCAACTCCAAGCGCGAAGAACGCGAACCCAATGGTCATCACAATAATCATCGCCACACAAAACAGAATTGCCATCATCATCATGTCAGGACGTTTCATCACTCTGCTCCGTTCGTCTTAGCCATGTACGTAAGCACTCCAAACATTTGAAGTTCAGTCAAATAAATAATGTCTCCCCTATTAGTCGA